GCTCCACTGCAGCACTGGGAAGAACTATACCCAGTGCAGGCCCGCACCTATGGCAGCGGGCAACCCGACATTCTTACGTTGGTCAACTGGAAAACTTCTGCCCGGAACAAACTACCCGGTAACATTAGACTCCAACCGCCAGCGTAAGAAACACGTCGGATCTTCGTGCACGTCTTTCGACGTTCGGAAAATGGGTTAGGTGATATTCCGCCTAAAAGTGCACCCATCATAAGCGCTACATCGTAGCGAGCAACACGCGTAACAGGAACATCAAGGAACGCGGTGTTCATAATCTCCATCCAACTCCATGACATTAGTGATTTATGCCATTTGGAATAGGGAGAAGATAAGAACTCACTGAAGGGAACCTCTAACGCAGTGTCAACCTGTCCTTTATAGGGGCGGGAAAAACATAGCGAAGGAGGAATCAGACTTTTGAGAAACTCATTAGCCTGATAGAAGATATCTTCCCAGATACCTTTCGACCTACAGAGGTTGCAAAACTTGAATATGTTCTCCAATTTATCGAAGGCATAGTCAAGACTTATGGGACGTACGTCCTGTCCTTCAAACCAATCTGCACCACAAGACTCTCTAAAAGGACCAGAAATAAAGGTCTTATCTAGATTCGGCTTAAACCCGCATATCTTTAGCAAAGCTAATACACGGGGAGCAACACTTTGACGTACAATGATATCATCACATAAACCGAGAAATCCGGTTTCAATTTTGACTCACCGTACGCAACGTTGCAAAGCGACGCAAAAATAAGCGTCTCGAGTGGAAAGCAGAAGCCGTTACCCATCGTAGTAAACTTCTCGTAAGGAGTATTGTTCCCCTTTAAAACGTAACTACGACTACGAATGGAATCCATAAAGGCAAACCATTCCGGAGGCAGCAAGTAGCGACAAAGTTCCACAGATATGCTATCGCTAGCACTACTGAGGTCAATCGTCGCATATGCATCAGGCTGACCCAAAACCGATCCCTCGCGGGCAAGGTTCTGATTAACAGTCTGATCCGACAGATTAATGCCGACTCTCTTTAAACGTTTCCGCATAAGAGAGTCAACACCTTTCTGGAGGTATCCATTAAGCAAAGGCTCGACAGCGATGGTACGATGTGTCTTCGCCGTCTTGGGCACGAACGCTATCTTATTGTAGTCTATTACTTTCGCCCTTCTTTCGAACCTCTCATTAAAAAGGAGGTTATCGAAAGAGTAATATCGACTGTCATTTTCCCTGTTAAGGTACTCGTGAACATGATCATCGATGAGTAGGGCACTACGAGAGTAATAGTAAGCACCAGGCGTAACGGTCCATTCCTCACTCAAAATCTTACGAGCAAGGTTTGTAGCACTACCTGAAACGCCGACACTGGCACCAGGTCCAAAAGCGCAGAGATCATATACGTCACGGAGGATAAAATCTCCTAAAACGTACGCGATCCATGAGCGAGCCTGATTAAGGGCGTACTCATGAGGACTCCGTAATTTACGGTACAGAGAAAAACGTCGATTGACTCGCTTGCACTTATGCTCGCTTGCCAGAAACGTCTGTAGAGCCGTCTTCTCAGGATCGAATGAAACCGAACCAGGAGGAAACGGATACTTCCTTATAACTGCGCATAACTGATTCAGGAGCAAGTGTTCGCTCTTCGTCCTACAACTTGTAGACGCAAAGGAATCAGCTAACTCCACCAACTCGGTATAACGCTCGGTAAGTAGTAAATCGAGCAACTGCTGAGATTGGGGGATATTAGTGGAACTCAACAACGCTTTAAGGAAAGTCCGATAAGTATCAAAGGACCTAACTTTGAGTGTGTTGTTACAGCGACGAAGCTGTTCCAACCGTTGGGATTTCATTGCGATTTCCTTTATGGATTACCACGAAAATAACTGTCGCGGCTACAACGATAACGATCACCATAATAACTAAGGTGACCACAAGAGACAAATCTTGGTTCCGCATGATAGCCTTTCAGCCTTATGGGCTAGAAGGCAATCTGCAGACCCTTGACGTGTGTCTTGTACGTAGCGCTCGCTAAAAACGAGCCCATATCGTTGAGAACAGCATCGATGTCAGCAGAGGCAGCACCAACCGGGACCGACACACTGATTTCCAGAATCGCATCACCCGTGGGGGTGAGCGCTCCGGTCAGCGTGAGAGTACGACTGAGCTTCGCTGCGGTACGACCAACACCGGAGAATACCGACGTAGGCTTCGGCGCAACACGTCCGAGACGGATATCATCCTTCAAGGAAAGCGTATGCGCGGGGCCGACGTAGGATACAGCATTACTGCTATAGCTATCACCGGTGAAGGTCTTGGCATTGACTGTCAGAGACATTGGGGATATTCCCTATAAATTAACAACGAAAGGATACAGACTACCCGAATCGGATACGATTTAGCTGCTGGATTACCAATGCAGCCGCATCAGATGCCCTAATGAAATGATCTAGCCGGAAATCGGCTTTAATCACCAAAAAGGACTCGCCTGTATTAATACGGCGGCCAGTAGCGCGGTTCGTCAGTTTCAACGAGTCGCTAGCAGCGCCCACTAGGTTGTACGTTCCTGGCATTCCATTAACGGTAGAAGTAGGTGAATAAGTTGTAACCCATTCATCCTTCGCCGTTACTGTTCCGCCACGAGGTACTAAACCCACCCTCGGAATGTTAGCGTAAATTACACTTCCTACGTTGACAAACCAATCTACGACAAAGCTGAAGTGAGTAAGCTCCCACCCAACACCGACAACATTATGGAACGTGAGTCCCAAGTCAGTCCACGGTGTGGCCTTATACTCATCAATCCACATACCACGCACATTGGAAACGTGCGTCTTCTTGGATTGATAATTAAAAGTATAAATGCCCAGCAAAACGTATCCAGTTGCAACCGCCTGCTTTGAAATACTGCCCCCAGAACGGGAGCGGTGCCTCTTGACAGGAACATCTTTGTAACTGGTCTTAAGGGCTTTCATCGCACTTTTGACATCGCCAACAAGGGGTGTTATCCCATAACGAAAGCGAAGCCACTCAGAGGAAGCAAAGGTTATCACATCCTTGCCTATCCCAACAGTCCTATATAATGAACGTTTACCCTTTAGACGTCCGCGAAAAGAACGGATGAATTTGGTTACGTTTTCTAGAGGACTACCGACCATAGCATATGCTTTGTCAAGTTCGGCCAACGATTCAACATAGTTGGACTCACCTGACTGGCGACCTGCCATAACGGCTGTTTGGATTTCTCTGAAGAGATCGTCCTGCTCATTCTGGCTGACTAGTATGGAGTTAACCGGTACTAGGTTTGCCCGCAGAGCATAGGCGAACAATGGCCCGAAATCTACTTGTTTAAAGTAAATTGGGGGCGCGCACGACGGAGCAATGCTGGTAATCGTCAACGTAGAGGAACCTTCGGAAGCAATTTCGCTTTCGGAGATATCGAGCGGATTAAAAATCAGCTCCCCTTTTCGTGAACGACTCCAGAATCGCGGCGTCACCACATCCGTGATGGTCTTTCGAGAGCCGAGAAGTAAGGGAGACACGGAAGTCGACACAGCTGTTGCAGGGTTTGCACAGCTTGTGGGGATATTCCATGTCGTTCGAACTACAGGCCCATTGAAACCACCGCGAGTGCGGGTGCGAGACATAAGTCTCTCCTCATAAAGTGAGTGAATGCAGGTGATTAATCTGCAGAATCTACGTTTGCAAGACGCAGTTGATGTACTGAGACCGATGAATCGGCTCATTAAACCCGCAAGGATACACCCAAATCACAACTAGAATTCTCCACTTGGAGAAGAAAGTCGTGATCCCCCCTTGCAAAGGGGGCCCTATCTGCAGTTCCCCATAAAGGAACTACATTTTAAGCCGCAGCCAATTAGCACCGGTTAACCCGGGGTGACCGTTGGTTGATA